GCAGTCGGTGGCTCGCTCGCTCAGCGTATGCAACAGATACGGACTGATAAAGTCCTCGAGCTCGACTGGGGCAATTTTGATAGCACTGTACGCTTCCAAATGAAGCGCGCGGCCTTAGCGCTCGCCTGGTGCTGTTATGCCCCCAACACGATCTCGGACAATCATCTAGTATCCGTTGCGTCATCCATCCTTTCATACAACTTGCTTACCCCCGAAGGGGGAATCTGGCATATCAACAACGGTGTGCCGAGCGGTTCGCCATTTACTTCAATCGTGGACACGCTCGCTAACTGGCTCGCCCTACGACTAGTTGGCGCACACCTTCCAAAGTTTCGAGCTCCGAAGGGAAGTTTGTCGGTCTACGGAGACGACACCCTTCTTGGTCTGCCAGGAGATGTATCTGAAAGTGATCTTCAGGAGTTTATTTTCTTTATTACTCAGCGCATTGGTTTTAAGGTTGAAAGGGACGACCTTTACGTTAAGCAGACAACTGAGTATAACCCCGCCTTCGCGCCCTCCATAATTGGCTATGCCTTTATCGGAGGATGCATTATAGGTAGAACTCCCGCGAAATGGATGGAAATCTGGCGTGTTCCCCCTAAGCCGGTTAAGACCGCTGTCGCCAGGTATGCTCTTTGGAATTATATGGGCACCTCCCCCCCAGGTGACCCATTGGTGTTTTGGTGGAGGCAACGTTATTGTTGCATGCAACAGGGTAAGGCCTCCCTGTGGCATAACGGGCCCGGTCCTGCTGTCAAGCCGGCCCTAGAAGGGAGCTTCTTACATTACGCAGCTCCCCGTTGTTCGACTCCTAGGACGCTGTACCACCTTCCTGGTACACATTATCGATCACCCCTTCCGGAAACCGCCCAGTTGCGGTTTACTGGTAAGCTCAAGTTGAAGATGTGTTTCCAGAACAAAGGAATGCTTGTATCTGACGCAGCGTTAATCGCTATGCAGATGGCTTGCAATACAGCTCGTCCTAGTTGGCAGCACAAATATAACGTGTTGGTCCAGTGACCACCCTCCTAATACACAGGAGGTGTGTGGTGGTGCAACTCCCCACAACACACCAGCAGCTCCC